ACTGAAGTTCCCGAAACTGGAACCGCCGCCGCCCTTCATCGCGTCAGAACCAACCATGGCAGACGCGCCAGGCAAAACCGGAGTGGTCTTGTCGAGGCCCATCTGGAAGCCCTGTGCCGACATTTCTCCGAGGTAGGAGAATTCTTTGGACGGCGAATGGATGCCGAAACCGCTCTTGGCTTGCGCCACGATGGTGTCAGCAAAACTCGCAACGGTGTCCTTTGCCGCCTGCCACTGGGCTCTGATACCATCAATGAACCCAGTGATCGCATTCTTGCCGATGTCGAACATGGTTCCAGGTAGCTCGTAGAGCCAGGTTATGGCTGCCCCTACGCCGCTTATGATCATGCTCCCGGCGTTCACCGCCTGGACGCCCATGTACCCGAGGCCGACTGCCAGGAACCCAGTCAGCTCGATCATGTTGCCGACTAGCCAGCCGACTGTGCGCATGGCTGGCGCGACATCGTCTCGCAATATCGCCGCTATGCTCTCGGCGCTAAACATCGCCTCATCGTCGAACCCAAAGCCCTTACCAAAGCCTTCGAAAAACGCCTCGCCCACCGCCAGGATTTGAGGGAGAACCATGGCGAACCCAGCGCCGATTCTTTCGATGAAACCACCCAACTTTTCGACCATTGGATTGTTGGCAAACTTGTCCAAGAAATCAGAAGATCCAGCCTCCGCAAAAATGCCAGTTATACCGCCTTTTTGGAGCCTCCTGGCCTGGGTGACCTGGTCCTCGAATCCCATCCGAAACACGTTGCCAAGACCAAGACCAAGATGCTCCGCCTCAGCCGCCATGCGATTTTGATCGCCGGCAAATGTGTTTTTGACGAAGTTTTCGGCAGCCTCACCGGCCCTGGATTCGTGCAACTGCTCCTTGATCGCCGCCTGGATTGCCTGGATACCAACCTCGGCGTTTACCTTGCCGGCCGTGATTGCAGCCTCGACAGTTTTGCGATCGATGCCCATTATTTTGGCAATGTGATCCTGTACCAAACTGGTGTTGACGCCGTGGTCGCCGATTTGGTTTCTCAGCTCCTCCATCTGGAGCCTACCCTTGCCCTTGACCTGGCCAATCGCCTTGACGATTAGCGAGACCTGCTCAGCGCTCGCGCCCAGCGCCTGCATGTCGGCGCCGAGCTTGACGATCTCCTCCGCGGCGCCGGGTTTGAAATTGAGCTTCAGCAAACTTAGATAGTTGTTAGCGGTCTCCCCCACCTCCAAGCCCAGCCCAGCGGCCAGCTTGGTGATGCGCATCATGGTCTCCGGGCCGTTGCCATCCGAGAGCAAATTGAAGGCGTACGCCATTTTGCTCGCCTCCATACCTGCTCTGTGCAGAGATGTGGCGGCCACGTATGTTGCGGCAGCAACGCCGGCTCCCCACGCCGTTGCTGCCAGGCCAGCCGCGGACATGCCGACCAGCCAAGCCTTTGACATTTTCTTGTCTTCAGCCGCCCGCTTGGCCGCCCTGTATTGGAGATTCTGAAGCGTCCTGTCTAGCGACTTGCTCTTCCTGGCCAACATCTCCAGCGAACGAGCCGCGGCCTTGGAGTTCCGTGAAACGCGGTCTTTCAGCTCGACAACAAGTTCGACGGAGTCTGCCATTAACTCACACCTTTACCACGTTTAACTCCCGCCATGCCCTCAGCCACCATGCGCAGCACACGCATGTCGTCCAGGCCGTCTGCCACCACTAGCGCGCCCGTGTGATCCCAAATGTCTCCACGGCCATCGCGAAACGCTTGGAGTGCGCGCGCCACCTGGTAGCGGTCCGCACGCACAGCGCGCCAGTGGTCTAGTCTTTTTTTACAGTGATCGAGATGCCCTGCCCAACCAACTTGCCGATCTCGCGCCCAATGACCTGGACGCACGCCGGGTAGTCTTCGAATAGCTTGGTCGCGTCGGCTTTCGCATCGGTCAAGTCGAGTAGGAAAATGCGGGTGATTTCTCCCCACCTCTTGTCTCGATCCTCCATTTGGTCCTGGAGAGCCTCCCACTCCTCAAGCGTGGGCGCGCGAAACAGAACGCCGCCAATCGACGTGCCGTCCTCGGTCGAAACGAACGCGTCGTCTTCCCACGCCGGGCCTTGAGCAAGCTCGTCTAGCCCAGTAGCAATGGGCTTGATTGCACCGGGGTAGCGCGCGAGGAGCTTGGAGGCTTCCTCGGGCGTGTGTGAGGTGGAGCAGAGCTGAACCAGCTCACGCTGGCCCACCTTGATTTCACCGCGTCGAATCTTTTCGACGTAGCGATCCCATTCAGCCGTGGTCGGTTTGCGTGCCTCGAAAAGCACCCCATTGGGGAGCTTGGTAGTGATATTCGCCATGGCGACGAATGTAGCACAGCGCGCGGCGGACATGCGAAAGCCCCACTATGGCGAAACAGCGGGGCTCCATGCACAGGTCTCTCGGCGCGAAAAGGGTTAGAAAACGCGCGGAGTCTCCCTAGGCCTCTCGGCCATACTCAAGGCAAGTGGGGGGACTTGCCGTTGATTTTGTGGCTCATGAACGAAAACGCGATGTCTCCGCCTAGAGCGTCGGCGCCTTCGCCGTGGTCGATGGGATTGCCGGTCACCGCGCAGCCAACGCACTCGGTTTTGAACGTCTCAGTGCCGCTTCTGATGACCCAGGTCAGGCCCCAGAGCTTCTCACGGTAGCCGTCGCCGAGATCGTTGATGAACTGCATGCGCTCGGCCTCATCCGAGAACGTAATGGTTCCCTCGCCGAGATCCATGGTGCCAGCGGTCTGGCCGATGGGGAAAGGTTTGGTGCCTTTGACCCCAGCGCGCTCTGTCGGCTGGTCAATACTGACGTTGGTGATGGCAGTGTAGATTTTGCCGTTTAGGGTCAACTCGCAGCGCGAAAAGGTGGACTTGAAACCGGTGTTGTCGGGATAGGTTGCCATGATTAGACTCCGGCCGTTTCGGCGCCAGCATTGAGCGAGTAGCCGACTCGCGTGAGGATGTAGTCAACCGAGCCGAGCGGCCTGATGCCCAGGTCGCCCTGGATTGTGGCAGTTGCCAGGATGTTGATCGTGCGATCGATGCGGTAACTGACACCCGACACGTGACCGCCGGATCCCTCTGCGTTGAGAGGCGAGATCAACTGTGAGCTGACCGCGTTAATGACCTCAGACTCCAACCTGAGAGCGTCCCGCTCGTCGATGGTGCCAACGACCGGGTTCGTGCGAACGCCGCGCCCGATGAACGTCACAGCGATCGAGTGAGCCGTCTCGCAAGCAACGTCCATGACCATGCGCCGATGCCAGCCGGTGAAGTCCGACCCAGCGGCGATTTTCATGCGGCCCTGAGTGATGAAATAACCGGGCCGGCCGTCGAATGTGCGCGCCGTACTGATGTAGATGTCGTCGAGCAACGACGATTCCACGCGCTCGTCGAAAAACAGCTTGATGACGCCAGGCAACGGGCCGCCGTCATTGAGGCCGTTGCCAGTAACGCGCTTGAGGTCAGTCGAAATCAGAGAGCCAGCCGCTCGAGCTGCAAAACTTACGACGACCGGACGGTCAACGTAGGCTCTTCCGGGAAGCGGAAACTGCCCGACGTAACGAGCGTAGCCGTGCGCGATCAGCTCACGATTGGCGACAGTGGCCGAGTAGGCCGTGACTACAGCGGCCGGTAGCACCGTGCGATCGCCAGTCGTAGGGGCCATGGCGGCGCGGAATCGCTCGTTTGCCTCCTGAGTGGCGAGCGAACTTTGGAGCGTGGCCAAAAGGGCCGCCGTGGTAGCCGCGTTGCCCGTGAGCGTCGACGCCGAGAGCAGCAGGAAGCGCCAATCGAGGGGGCTCGCGTTGATCGCCGTGAGTGCCGCGGTAACGTCGGTGCCGTTGAACGAGGCCACGTTGCTCGTCCAGCTGTAGGTCTCAGCCAGCACGTAGGTGCCAGCCGGGAACGTCAGCGTGATGCCGGTGCCAGGGATGAGGTAGGTTCCGCCGGCCGGAATCGTGATGGTTCCCGAATAGGTGCGCTCTTCGAGCGTGTCGCCCAAGTAGGCATCCAGCGTGTAGCGGAATTTGCCAGCCCCAAGAATTCCAGCGAGCGTGATTTCTACGATGGCCGAGAAATCGAATGAAGCCGCGCCAGCGAGCGTGACCGTGGGCCCGGCGCCAGATTTGGTGATGGCTCCATTGGTGGCTGCCACCGAATTGTCCATTTTTACGAAACCAACCGGGCCGCCGGCGTAGGCGAGGATTTGCAGAGCATCCTCAACCGCCGGGCCGTAGCCCATCTCGGCGACAAGCTTGGCCGGAGACGAGTAAAAATTGAGCACGTTGGCTGTGCCTGCGTTGGTGACGCCCATCACAATGGGGCGCATTTGAGCGGGCGTCGTGACGCCAAGCCCAGGATCTACAATCGTAATATTTGATGCGGGGATATTGGGCATGGGTCAGGAGCCTTTGGGTGGAGCGCCGGTGTGGGCGCTAGCCTTTGCAATCTCTAACAGAGGTTTGACTGGGTATGCGCCGGAGGCCGCCAGGGCCTCGGCAAACTCTGACGCCGTGAGCATGACGGGTCGGTCGGCGTAGTGATGCTCGTGCTCGACCCAACCGTAATGCACGCGCGCGCCAGCGTAGATGTGCACAGCATTGCCAGTGAGCAAGGCGCCGTGCTGAGCCACCGTCAATCGGGGCCCGGAAGGTCCAGCGTCTCCGGCGGCACGATGAAGTGAAACTCCATCTCCTCCGCCGTGATGATCGTGAGCGGCCGAATCTCCTCCGCCACCGGCAATTTCACCGCGAACCGGAGCCGGATTTGCGGCACCCTTTGGGCTATTTCGTTCTCGTTCCATTCGTAATTCTCCCAATTTATGCCGCCATTTGGTGCCACCTTGTCGATGGCGTTGATCATGTTGTCGAGCAACTGGTCTAGCGATTCCTCGCTCTCAGCATGCAGGACAACAGCTACCGACTCGTGCCGGTCGTAAATCGTGGGGATGCGCGTCCCGCTCTCACCGCCAACCATCGCCCCACCGGCGCGCTTGGGAGCCAGTATGAGCCCACCATCTCGGTACATCATGACGCGACGCCGTATGCCGTGCTCGCCCTCGCGCGCGCGACCCGACTGAAACTCGACCGTGGTATCGGCAAGGTTGGTCTCGACCTCTGCGACGAATCGTCCGAAGCGCGAGAGGTTTGGAGTGATGCGGTTGCCGGGCATCAGCGAAACCCACCCTTGCGCAGCATCTCGCTCAGGGCGCGCGCTACACGGGCGCCAATGAGCTTGGCCCACTTGGGCGGCAGCTTGCCCTCTGGGATCATGCGACGCGCTGGCATGCGCCTGGTGCCGCTCTGGTGATACTTTGCGTAATCAACCCCGGTCGTGCGAATCAAGATGCGCGGCTCCTCGTGCTTAACCGACCATGACCGCTTGAGACGCCCGGACTTGTCCAGGATAGGGTGCGAGCCGCCCCGTGAGTCCTTGCGCGCCGGCCATTTGCGACCGTAGGGGGATTTCTCATTCTTGAAACCGTCCGCGATCAGGCGCTCGGTCTCCTTGGCTGCGGCAACGCCGCCCTCGGTGAGCGCCTCATCGAGCGACCCACAAGCTTTCGCCGCCACGAGCAATTTGCCAATGGCGATACTGTTGCTCATCGCCAACCGCGCATGGGCTGAGAGTAAACCAACGGCGAGCCGTCATTGAGCCCTGGCGTGGAGTCAATCACGCCAGGCAGCGACAGCGAGCCATTGGAAATCATCTTGAGCCACTCCAGCGCAGCCATGGCGCGCTTCTCGTAGTTCAGATCGTAGGTCTCGGGATTGTAGCCCCGCCGCATCAAAATCGAGTAGGCCGCCAGGTCGCAAACGACGCGAGTTAGAGCGCCTGGAAACGGCGTGATGAGCGGCAGCGAGTAGCGAGAGCCGAGGTAGCTGTCGACCACGCTCGACTCAGTGATGAGGTGCAAATTGAGCACGTCATCGACGACCTCTTCGAGCGCATCTGCCTTGAGGCCGAGGTCGTAGAAATCAGAAATCGTTGCGTACTGGCTCACACCTGAAAAGCCCCCAGGCTCGAAAGCATGGGGGCCAGTCAGAATCAAAACAACTCAGGCAATTGAGCGAGCTGCATTGAACCAGAGGCCGTAGCCTGCGCCGCCACGAGCTTTTACGCCGTAGAAGTACATGTCCTGGTGGAACACAGCGTCGCTGTCCGGCGACGTCTGCTGAGCGAACATGGGAGCCTGGCGCACCTGGAAAACCAGGGGCTTGATCGGGCTCGACGTGTCCATGAGGTACCAGGTGGTTGCCTGGTTCGCGAGAGCCGGGACGACCAGAACCTGAGCCGTGCCGAAGTACGGGTTGCCGCCGCCGGTTGCGATCGTCGGGATCGAAACAATCTCACGAGCCGCAATCTCAAGCTGCGGAGGAACCACCAACAGATTGGGCATGATGCCCAGGTTGTCGCCGTTGTTGCTCGTGTAGCCAATCATCGACGTGCGGACGGTGTTGTAGTTCGCGGAAGTGAGAGCCGAACTCGTGAAATTGTTCGACTGGTTGCCGGCCGGGTTGAGCGGATGGGTCGTAGCGAAAAAGTTCACGCCGTCGAATGAAGCCGTGGAAACACCAGCCTGGAGAGCCGTAGCAAGGAGCTTGTCCTTCCAGACCTTCGAGCGGTAGCCCATCAATTCGAACTTCATGTCGTAGAGTCCGAGACGGTCATCTTCGATTTCGTCCACGCTCACGCCGTAGGTCAACTCGTACTTCTTATTTCGGATCTGGTAGGAGGCAGTCACGAAGTTGCGGATCGTGCGAGGGCCAACCCACTCGCGGAGGTCCGCCAAATCAAGCATCCAGCCGTAGGTTTCCAGGTCCGTCGTCGACGGCACGGTCATGGTGAACGCGTCGGTGAACTGCGGAGTCCGCTCAAATCCTCGCTGATATGAGGTGGAAAATCCCGTTTGGAGATTTTGGAGAGTCGTAGGGGTAATGATCATTTTGGTGCGCTCCTAAGCTCAGGTGAGCGGATTGATACGGACGAAGGCGATCGATCCAACGACCTTGTACAATCGGCCGGCGATAGAGCGATCGGTTGAGACTTTGGCGACCGTTTGGTCGTCAATGAGGTAAACCAAGGCGCCTACATCGGCCTGGACCAGTGCGTCACCGGAGGTGCCCATGGCATAGCCAAAAATGCCCGAGCGAACTCGGATGCTGGTGACCGTCGAGCCTAGCGCGACGAATTCCTCGCAACGACCCATGGTCGTGAGCGTGGTGCTGGTAACGGCAGGCTTGATCCTCTGGTCCGCCGAATCCCAACACACGATGGCGCCCTTGTAGAACACGCCAGCCGCGAGAGGGACGCCGCCACCGAGGTCACCGGTCAGTTGAGCGTAAGAAGAATCTATTTCGAGGGTGTCACGATTTGCAGCGAGAGCGACCATTAGCGGCCACCTTTCTTGGCCGTAGCCTTGGTGTTGAGGAAATCTTCGGGCTTGATTCCGAGCTTCGCGCAGACGTCGAGTTCCTCGGAACTGAGGGTCGCGATCTCGGTGCCGCTCTCGATAGAGACGGGCCGAATGGCAGTGAGCGTTTCGGCGAATTGACCGAGCTGCTCCATCGAGAGCGACTCAGCAAACGGCTTCTGCGCCGGCGCCAACTTGCCGTCTTCAATGAGCTTGGTGATAGCAGCGTCGCGCTTCTCTTTGACCGCCGCAGCGGTGAGCGTTGCGAGTTGCGTCTTGAGCGAATCTCGCTCGCCAGTAACGGCACTGAGTTCGGCCGTAGCCATGCTCAGTTGGGACTCCAATCCGGCGATCGCAGCGAGCGCACCGGTTTCATCGGCTGCGCCGAGCTTCTCCAGGATGGGTTTCATTTCGTCTGCCTTTTCAGGGGTTGCACTCAGCACCAACGGGCGCTGATTTTTGGTGGCCGGCTGATTAGTCAGGGCCACATTGATCAATTCGAGGATCCGTCGGCTCGCGCCGTCGAACCGGATTGCTGGCGAAAAAAAGCGCCACTCACGGTCGCTTAGCTCTGCCTTGGTGCTCTTGGTCCACTGGATATCGGAGGCATACAGGCCGTCCACGCGCACTTCAGGAAGGAACCAGCCCTTGCTCTTATGAGCCGCCGGATGCGCACCCGAACCAGCCAGTTGGCCATGGCCAGCGTCAAACGGCAGACGGTCCATGCCGCCATCGAAAAACGCCTCCATGACCGAAGCTGCGCCCGCGGCGTCGAGCACGAACGAGCCCTTGCGGGTCGCCGTGGTGCCGAAACCGAAGAGCTTGATTTCAGTCGGTGGCTCGTCTCCGAGCAAACCGAATGCGCCGAGCTGCTCGAATTCAACCGACATAGCCAGGCTCTCCAGGCGAGAGGGGAATCATCTCGAGAGCGCGCGCGTCGCCGACCATCGAGGCCAGTGACTGGCGAGTCAGGTTGACCTCGCTGGGCGGCTGGGCAGCTGGCAGCACGAAATCATCATCGGACTCGACCTCGCGGTCACGGCCCACCGTCGGACGAAGGACAGGAGGATCTACCTCGCGCTTGTCACCCAGAGCCTCGCTCAAGGCAGACGACGCGTGCCCCTCACCACGGGTTTCGAATTGCTGCTCAGTCCGATTACGACTCATAATTTATCCTTATCAGATTTCCAGGGTGATATGCATTAGGCCCGGCGAAACCGTGGCCCCATGCTGGTCTCGTGCTCTAGGTATACCGGCGTCGACCTGTTGCCGCTCGCCCACTCGTCAAAAATCTTGTTGACCGATTTGGCCATGGTCTCCTGGCCCTTGGTCCGCGGAACCTTCGGGCGGTCAAGCCGAATCACGGCGTCCACCTGTCCGCCCTTGCGCAGGAACCGAGCCGCTTGGACGCCTTCCACGATAAACGCCGATTCGAGCGCTACGGCGCCCTGAATGAGCGTCGGGACAGAGCCCCATGGCTGGCGGATGAAATCGTCCGTAGACACGACCTTGCGGTCACTGACGCGCTTGGACAGCGTGGTCTTGCCGACCCTTGGTCCGCCGACGATGGCAATGCGCCGGTGCCGCCCCAGGACCTGGCCGAAATCCAGACCGCCGGCAGTGAGCGCCTCCTCCTCGGCGGGTACAGACTCGGCGGGTACAGACTCTGCGGGCATGCCGGGCTCAGCAGGCACCATGAGAGGCGGCACAGGGAGGCCTGTTTTGGGGTCAATGGCGCCGGGCTCGGGAGCGGGTTTCTCTTCCACCGTCAAGCCCAGCTCGGCGGCGATGTCGATGGCGTTTTTGACGTCGTACCCAGCCGTCGACCACTTGGCGATAGCGTCGGCGACTGCGCCCCAGCGGATAGACGTGCTCTCCTCGAGGCCGGCAATGACCTGCCAGCTCGGCCATGGCATCGCGTCAAGCGTGGCACCGGGCACAGTCCAGAGCGCCCACGGCGTCACCAGCTGGTCTCGCAGGTAGGTGCCGAAACGCCGTGCCCGAGAGGACGCAATGCGCTTGGTGACGTCAGCAGAGGCCTCAGATGCGGCGCGCGAACCAACGCTAGTCGTCTCGGAGCCGACGTTGCTGCCGAGGAAAAAAATCTGAATCTTGCGGTCGCATCGCGCGAGCGTCTTTTCGAACGAATCGAACGATTGATCTTTGGCCTCCAACAGGTCCAAATCAAACTGCTCACCGTCTGGGCCGAGGTGCGTAGGTAGGCCAACGGTCGTGTCAGAGCCAACGCGCGAGACGTCGCGAATGAACGAGCGCTTGTCCTGAGCCTCAGCGCTCGACGGCACGAAGGCCTTGATGATGGGCAGGCCATGGCGCTCGTTGTAGCGCTGCCAGTCGCGCCAAGCGCAGCGCTTGACGAACCAGTTTTCGCCGATGGCAGCAACGGCGCACGACGCCCAGGACTCTCGCGAGCCCATCAAAAACCACTTGCCGTCGCCAGGCGTGATCTCAACTGCGCCGTTGCGCGTCTGGTACATCATCGCGCCGAGCTGACCGCGCGCGTTCAACAGCTCCGAATCCCACCACATGAATTGTGGGTGTAGGACTCGCAAATACGGGCGCCACTCCTTGTCCCAGTCGATGGTGGCTACAGCCGCGCCAATGCCCAGGTACCAGCCTAGGATCGAGGCCATGGCCTCCTCAGTGATGCACTTGCCCCACTGCGCGCCGAGCTGCTCTGCAATCAACTCCGAGATTGAGATGGGGTCGCCATCCTCGGTCTCAGGCATGAGCGAAAACGGAGAAGACAGAACCTCGTCGATCGCTCGATTGAGGCTCGACGTGTACTCGTCATCAGCCAACATCGACTCGGCCAGCTGAGACGATCGCGAGAATAGGCCGCGTCGGTTGTCGGCCACCGCCTGCCGCAAATCGCTTGGCGACCAAGTGACAGAAATGCCAGGCGTCCACTGCTCGATGCGCATGCGCGCCGCGGAGCGCTTCGGGATTTGCGCGCCATCGAGAGTCGCCAGTTCGGGGAGTGAATTTAGCATTGTGTGCGAGCGCTGCCTGTCACGAGGGCCACCGTCATGCAATCTACCCGATTGACCTGCCGAGTATGCCACGGAGGTCAGAGTACGCCGTGCGCACCCCAGCGTGCTCGGACGCATGCAAGGCCAGCATGAGGGCCCAGGCCCTGTCTGCGTGCCCCCTAGCGTTGCGCGCGGCGTCGAATCGTACGTTGCCCGCCGTGGTGACGATGCGCCGAATAGAGGCAAGGTCGTCGCGAGTCTGCACTGCCTCTGGCGCGTCCTTGCACAACTCCAGTTTGCCCGTGACCATGGCCTGATAGATGCCAGTGGCGAGGCTCTCCTTGAGCGGCGCCGTGAACGTGACGACCTCCAACTTCGAGCCGTAGTCACGCCGAGCCGCCTTGGCCGGGAACGAGCCCATGCCTGTGCCGTCAATCGCAACGCGCTGGCACCCATGCACCTCGAACGCGTCGCGAATGATGCGAGCTAGGAGGATGTCGTCGGTCTTATTATGAGTCTCCGAGTGCAGCTCGCGGTAAACACCGTTGATGCCTTTAATGACCTTGAGAACTGTCTTATCCCGCGTCTCGCCGATATCGATACCGCCGTAGCATTGACCGTAAACCGGTAGGCCTTCTTTGGTGGCTCTCACTAACAGCTCATTGGGGAGATATTGCATCTCGCCGTCGAGGAAGGCGCCTTTGAAAAGCTGGGCGTAGACCCGTGGGTCATCGCGGGCCATTGTCCAGCAAAACTTGAGATCAAGCCTCATGCCAGAGGCAATCGCATCATCGATGGTCGTGACGTAGGTTTTCCAGTCGTCGGGTTTTTTCGGAGTCGGCGAACCAAGCTCTGTGATGATTTGGTGAAACAGGTTGCCGACGCCGTTTGGCGTGCTGCCGATACGGCACGAAAACCCATGCGTCGAAGCGGCGAGGGCGCTGTCCCACACGTCTTCGGGCCTCTCATGGTAGGCGAACTCGTCGAGCACAACGTTGCCCGAGAAGCCACGGCCAGCGGCCTTGCTGGTGGTGGCCCGAATCTCAGCACCGCTTACCATCGTAAATGACAGCTGGTTCGGCGGGCTCGTGATGCGTGCCCAGTTGCAACCCAGCTCCTCCAGGGCCATCGCGTGCTTCCTGGCGACGCCGAGTAGATCAATGGCCTCCGGCTCGGCCCTGGAAACGAGCACGCACGATTGACCCCATAGACCGCGCAAAACAGCCCACGCCGCGAACGTATGGGAGCACCCTATCTGGCGAGCTTTGACCAGGGCAGCATAGCGATGCATGTCCAAGAGCCACTCGCGTTGGAAGTCAAAAAACGTGCCAGACCAAGCACGCACCGCCGCCGCATCCCTGGCTGGAAATCCCTGATTGATGGCTGCGAGAGTAGGGTGCACTGCGCACTACTGTAGCGCGTTGTCAAGCTCTTGCACAATGTGCCCGATTACCTCGGCGCACTGCGGGACGACGGCGTTTCCGAGTGCGTGCAGGCGGTCCACTCGTAAGGGAACCCCATCATCCATTCCACGAAACTCGGGCGCAGCGGCCCAGTGGGGTGGATCGCTTGCCACCCCACGCACCCCGGATGCTTGACCATGCTCGGGCAGAGTTGGTTCGCGGTGGCCGTGGGAGTCGCGAGTAACCCCCTTCTCGCTAGGCCGTGCAGCGAGTAGCGGATGGGGCCCACTCGCCCGCCCGCTCCGCCCCGGTTGCTGTCGAAGTCCGCAGCCGTCGGTGTGGGCAACGCGCCAGCAGACCAGGAAAACCCGCGCTCTGCGGTGAGGAGCGCCAACATCGCTCGCCGACAGCGGGACCGGTAGGACACCATAACCGAGCTGTCCCATGCCGGCTGACACGGCGTCGACCCACTTCCTGGCGCCGCTTGCGACGTTCTCGATGACGACCCAGTGAGGCTTGAGCTCGCCGACGATGCGGGCAAACTCATACCAGAGGCCCGAGCGGCTGCCAGCAAGGCCCGCGCCTTTGCCCGCGCTGGACACGTCCTGGCATGGAAAACCTCCGCAGATAACGTCGACGGGGTCGAGAATTCCAGCGCCAACTGTTTTGACATCTTCGTACCTTTCAGCCTGTGGCCAGTGCTTCGCGAGCACCTGCCGCGCCCAGGGGCTCTGCTCGACCTGCCAGACCGTGTGGCCCAGCCCTGAGCGCTCCAGCCCGAGCTCAAGGCCGCCGATGCCTGAAAATAGGGAGCCAATGGTCAAGTTCATGCCAGGTCGCAGGTCACACCGCTAGCTGTCCACTGCCCAACGTCAGACTCTGCCTCCTGCCTCGCTAGGAGCTCCCTGGCGCGGCGCTCAATCCAGCGGTCTCGCCGAAGGAGGTTGCCGATGAAATCGTCGGTCGATTCTGGGTCTATGTCCTGATTCACCGGCCGGCCAGCCGGTCTAGACGAGGGAAGTCGGCCCGAAGCCGCCGTAGCGCCTCCAGGCTGATGCCGAGATCGTCGGCGGCCTCCGTAAGAGTGGAGCTGAGGCGCATGGCCTCAGTTATCAGCTTCTCGGCTGAGCCACTGAGCGAGAGGAACGGCCCAGCAAGCGCGGCGCGTAGGACATTGATAGGGGCGGAGGAGTGGGGTCTCATACGGCCCCAGCCCCCGGGCTTGGTAGCGCGGGGGCGGTGAGGCTCAGCCGGCGATTGCTCAGCCGGAGATTGTGATGCGCTCCATACCGTCAGTCTCAATGCGCGCGATCCAGCCAAATCCGGCCTCCTTGAGAGCCTTGCGCATGGTGCGCTTGGCCAAGCGGAGGTTGGTGAATTCCTGCCCCTTCTCCCGGGCGAATGGGGGGAGAACGAGGTATGCGGTGTAGATGGTTTTGGTCATTTTTGTTTTCCTTTTTCTCGGAGGCTCTCTGCCTCACCCAGTATCTATTGCAGGTCTAGAGCAGGGCTGCAATGCCTAAATGCACTAGAGCATCATTTAGGCCGACGTGCCCGTTTTTGCGGCTGCCACGCGCGCCTCTGCCGCCTCCCAGGCCTCGTAGGCCCGGTCCTCTCGGTCGCCGGCGGACCGCTTGGCGGAAATGGCTGCACTTAGCGCATCCCAAGCCCTAGTTGCCGCTCTCTCCCGCTCTCTAGCCTCGGGACTCACGACACACCTGCCGCGATCGCATCCGCCTCGGCCAGCGCTGTTTTTGCGCGGTAGTACGCGTCCCAAGGCGCGCGGCCTGCGTCGTAAGCTGCCACCCAAGCCGCCTTGGCAGCGGCGAGTGATTTTTTGGTCTTGTGGGGCGCGTACCGCACAACCTCCAGAGCCGCGACCTCCGTCATCGCAGCCTGCACCTCGGCCCATGTCGCCGTCACTGCCTCCTGGAGGGCCGTTGCTGGGCTCATGACACACCTGCCGCGATCGCTACAGCCGAGACGTACTCATGCCAGCTCTCCGAGTCGTCTGGGTCTGAGCCGTCTAGGCAGAGCGCCAGTAGCGACGCTCGGGTGAGGTCCCCGCGCCGGAGGCCCTCGATGTCCTCGTGGGGCCGAACCGCGGCACACTCGAGGGTCCGGGCCGTCTCGTGCGAGAATGAGATTCCGTTGATAATTACGTTGTTTTTCATGGTTTTCGTTTCTGGGGCCCGAAGGCCCCCGTGGTCTCAGGTCGGGTCGCCGGAGTTGCCAGCTGCGAAGTCGCCTGCCCACCATGCGTCGGCAATGTGGCTGGGCACATCGGCCTCGGCCTTGACCTGGTCCAGCGTGGGCACGCTACCGAGGTTGCTCATGATGCCGCGGAAGGTCGTCTCAAGCTCGGCCATTTGCTTCTTCGTGATTCGCTGCGTCTTCATGTGTTGAGTATACACCTGTATCGCGGCACTGCCAGAGCTAAATGAAGGTCTAGTGCTGATAGGCCAACGGGCCGAACTGACGCTCAGCCCTGGACTCGCATGACGTGAGCCATGCGCGCCTGGTGTGCCTCAATCGCGTCCAGCTCGGCCTCGAGATTGGGGTCGGCCTCGCCGCACTCGACCTCGATCTCGCCAGCTGCAATCGCCGCCATGACCTCGCTCGTGTGGTCAAACTCGTGACCGCGTAGGGACAGGCCGCCCGTGCGCGTGCCGTCGAGGTACAGGGTCAGGTCGCGCGAGCCGCAGGTGATAACGGTGCAGGTGCTGAGGCGGTTGATTTCGTAGGTGCGGTTTTTCATGGTTCGGGTCTTTCTGGGGCCGCTCTCTGCTGCCCACCCCTTGAGTATACACCTGTAGCGCGGCACTGCCAGAGCTAAATGAAGGTCTAGTGCATTCAGGCCGACGGGCCGGATTGAGCGAGGGCCTGCTCCGCAGTGCGGCCAGCTTTGATTCTTCCTCTTATGCAGTGAGCGGTCAGTCCAACCCGCTCGCTCCACTGCGTAATGGTTCTGGTTTCTCCAAAAGCAGTGAGCCAAACGGTGCACCTGCGGTTGTCGATTTGCTCTTTCGCCGTCGCCCAGCGGCAGTTGGTAGGCTCGTAGTTGCCGTCATTGTCAATGCGATCGATGCTGGTTCCCGGCGGACGCTCGCCCATGTCGGCGATGAAGTTCGCGAAGTCATTCCACCGATCGCAGACCTTGATGCCGCGACCGCCGTAGTGGCGGAAAACTTGGGACTTTTCGTTGGTGCACCGCTGTCGCATTTGGCACCACGTTACGTATAGGTGATGCTTCTGACCAAGCCCCCTGCTCGCATGGCCATGGGTTTTTTGCAGGCACCCACAAGACCGTGACTTGCCTTTCTCGAGGCTATCTGAAAGCACGGGTCTCTCGGTCCCACAGTCACACCTGCAATTGAACACGGCCGCACCACTACGACTGGCCGCTTTGCTCAAAACCGTCCAGAGCCCAAACTTCTCTCCGATCATGCCCCAATATTAGTTACATACGGATAGAAGTCAAGAGCCTCTTTCCGTGGCCCAGGCATCTAGAAGTCCTCTCACCACCCCAGACAGCGTCTCGCCGTCCCTGACCGCGTCTCGGTATCGGGCCCGCTCCTCTTGGGTCAAACAGACATCTAGTCTTGTTCCAGGCACATTGGAACGACCGCCTCTTGATAAGGGTCGGCCGATTGGTTTTTTTTCAGAGGTCATTTTGCTCTTCGCCGTGGGCCACGATATCGCCGGTGTCAGTTGCTGGGCCCACAAGCCCGAAGGCGCGCCGCATGACCTCGGCGGCCTTGGCGGGCGTACGCTGCTCCTCGGGCGCCTCCTCGAGCGACGCCATGGCGGCAATGAGGCGCTCTGGCGCGTCTAGGCCTAGGAGTTTGGCCTGGCGAGCGGAGACAGACACGACCTGGGCGACCGCTTTGAGCCTGGCGTCCACATCGAGACCACCGTCTTCAGCCACCTCAATGGCCACCAAGAGCATGCGGTCTAGGCGGCCCAGCTGGATTGCTCGCTCCACTTGGGCGACCTCCTTGGGCGACGGCAGTCGAGCGCCTTCGCGAATCCACTGAAACGCCCGCTCCAGCGAAATGTCGCAGGCCTTGGCTATTTGGTCGTAGCTCCGGCCATCAAGCCGCATTTGGACCGCGCGCTCCTTAGACGCCGTCATTTTCTCGCTCGGCCTTCTCCGCCATACGCCGTTTGCTACGCGCCTTCTCTCTGATCTTCTTGTCCTCGATTCTGATGGTGGCCTTGACCGCCTTCTCCATTCCGAGCTTCTCTTTTTTCAGCAGCTCGACCGTCTTGAGCCTCTTCTCTACAGAGTCCTCTTGGTCGCCCTTTCGCCGGGTCTTGGCGTCGCAGATTGGGTGCAAGAAAAACCTGCCCTGCCTGTACCAGACCACCATTTGCCCAATTGACATATGGCGCTTGCACCTGGCGCATGTCGGAGACCTCGGAACTCCAGGTTTCCGCTTGAGCTTGAACACTACCTTGTTGACCCCCCAAGCGCTTTCGCCGGGCTTATGGATACAGGTTGGCTCATTCCAAACCGCGAACTCCCACTGATTCTGTGCAGAAACAGCGTGTACATCGGCCAGATTCTGCAAAAACTCCCGTTCCATCGGAGCTTTTACTCTTTTTTCTTCCGCCATCTTCTGAAACCCTTTAAAAACCCTTACTTTTTAACACTCTGAGAAAAAATCATGCATAAATGCCGAAAAAAAGTAGATGGCGGGGGTTGCGAGGCCCGGCCTCTTGCGTTCTCCAGACCATACACTTCGTATAACTCAGTGTCAATACCCTAGGGGGGCAGTGGCTACGCCAACCCCCGGGCAGCGTGTCTTCTTTTCGGACACCCTATGCATGACATTGTGAAAATAGGTATTGACACCTACATTGTCCCACTATTAAGGTAGGAACCTAGAAAGGGTGGTTATTGCCTATGGAGGATATGAGCGAATGGGACAACAACACGTTCCAGGTTGAGTGGGCGAAGTCTCGGGCCGATGAGCGGGAGGCCAAGGAGCGCCGCAGCGCAATCGAGGAAGAGATGGTGAAGCGCCAGGCCGTGCCGGAGGGTTACGTTGGGCGCAAGACGACCGGCGGTCTCTCGGCCCTGTACAGGCGCAGATACACGGTCCTGGACAGCAGCGAGCTACAGGCCGACGCGAACAATCAATCGTTGATTTACTTGCTACGGACGGCGTTCGTCTGGAAGGCGAGCGTGGTCGTCAACGTCTGGGAGGCCACGCCTGAAAAGGTCAGGAATAAGCTCTGTTCGTCCGTGGCGGAGGATTTCCCTCGGCCTACATGGAGATTGAGTCAGAGCGTGAATTTGGAGCGGGACAAGATGGGTCACAAGCCCAGGAAATTAGAGGTAACCAAATGAGCATTGAAGAACGGCGAATGGTTTTGGAGGAGCAGCGACTGGAGCTTGATAGGCAACGGATGGCGATGGAAGAACGCCGCCTGGCGCTTGAGGAGCGGCGCTTGACTAGGCAAGTAAGCACCATTGAGCTTGGGTTGGCCGACGAAGATGCTGAGCTAGACGCTGAGCTAGACGCTGAGCTTGAGGCATGGGCAGCCCAATGAGCCACGAAGAACGCCGCCTGGCGCTTGAGGAGCGTAGAGAGGAAAGGGAAGATCAACGCCTGGCCTTCGAAGAGCAGCGAGAACTGCGAATTGGCGGGCTTGAGGAGCGCCGAATGGCACTGGATGAGCAACGCTTGGCCATGGAGCAGGAAAGGCTGAAGCTTGACCATGTTCGGGAAGTCCGTCTTGAGAAAAGCAAGAATCTGTCGGAGGGCCGAGAGGAGCGTCTAGGAGGCGGCGCCGTTGAGTCCAAGCCCAAGAGGGACTCCAAGATCACCGAAGCCCAGCGGACCTGGTCACGGTGCTGGTTCGGGTCCGGGGCAGAGATGCTGCCTAATTCTCAGGACCCGTACATTGGAAGGTCTGCACTCAGTGAGATGCTCCGTTCGGACGGCGTGTCGGAGCCCAAAATCAAGGCGGCTTTGGATCCAAGCAAGCCTTCGTTGATCGGCTCACTGATCGACTCCGAACTCATTCGTTTCTCTGGGCATGGGTGGGTAGCTGTGGGGTTCTTCGCGGACGAATTGCGAAAAGTGAAATAGGCGTTGCGTTCGTAACGCTTGGGGTACACAGTACTGTCCGGTATAGAGCCGGGCCGAAAAGGGAAACACAATGACAATCGAAATCATCGGAACACTACAGGGCCTTGCCGCTGGCCTGGCGATCGCTGGGCCGCTGTGTGCCGCCTGGGTGCGTTGGGCATGACCGCCACCCTGTATGGCCCGATGCTCGTGGGGCTCGTTGTAGAGCCAGTGGAGCTACCCAGCGCGGCCCAGTTAGAGGCAACGCAGCGCCGGCTTGACTGGCTTCTTGCTCGGCGAGTTTGGAGGGTGCGGTGACCGAGCCAAGGCCATGGGGTGAAAACGGCCCAGAAGACGACTGCTTCGCTTACGTCATTTTTTCGGTTGGCTGTGAGAGCTGGCAAATCCTCAGGTGGGACGCGGATTCGCACGGGGGCTGCTACTATATAGACTCCCCTTTTACCGGCACGATGGAGCACGATGCCATCAC